TATCTTTTGTTTTATACCACTAACAGGTCCGTTAGCTTCGTATCCCATATTAGCGCCATTACGAGCTCTCTCATCTGAAATATTATCTTTATACCATTGTGCTCTATTTTCCTTAATCCATTGATGCCAAGGGTCATAGAATTTATCATCCGGCTTCAAACTAATTTTACCAGCTGATTCACCTAATGTTTTAAATAACGGAATACCATTGTATTGAGAATGAATTCCGTAAAGTGATGTTGTACCTACTGCAATCAAAACATTATCATACTTTGAATTCCAATATTCTCTAACCTCCGGCGTAGTTGTCATCATAGCGATTAACTTACCACCTAAGAAGTTATAACCCAATGGCTGAGTACATACAATAGTAGAAGCAATAGTAGTGTTGTTTAGCTTACCATCAACAAACTTATTATCCTTAGTCCAACCAATGAAGTTATCTCTAACTCCCATAGCGGTTACATCAGATGCTAATGAAATCTGTCCTAATAGTTTTCCACTCACTCTATCCTTTACATTAATCTTTACATTTCTGCCGGGGTTTGCTGTAAAATCCATTGTGTGAATCATACGTCTTACCGCTGCCCACTTAGTAGATTCTTTAGGGTCATCGATAATCTCAACGTAAGGGTCTAACGATTCAATTTCTTTTATCGTTAGCTCCTTATTGTTGATATCAGTTGGTTTCCATTGTAAATCGTAATAAGATGCGATTTGGGATTTTGCTTGAATCATTGTAGGTTCTTGCAATTCAACCCACTTCTTATACAACGTTTGTTCTTGAACAGACATCGTCATAAGGTAGTCCATATTTTCTTTTAACTTTGCTTTTTCAGATTCAAAATCAAAGATAGGTTTTTGTGGTTCAGTGTCCCAAAAGCTCATATTAATTATTTTACGATTGCTCGGATTTGGTTTGTTGTTATTGATGATTCTAAAATGTATATCTCTTTACCAGCATTTTCAATAAGGAATTTTTCTAAATTTAAATCCCATGTTTCAGTTTGATATAACTTACCATCTATTTCAAATACAGGTTCACTTATTATTTTGTAATGTTGGTTAGCCATATTATTTAATTTGTACTAAATAATAATTTGCTGTGTAATCTCCATCGGTAAATGATACATGCGATAATCCCTTAGATGAGATTTTTAATGAAGATGATTTAGAACCTTTGTTAGCCATTAAGATAGCTTTCAAATATTTTGCTGAGAAAGCAATTGGTTCAATATCTTCTTTAGCTGTTGCATCTACTTCAATAGAAATTCTATTTGAGTTGATTGATGAGTATCCTAAAATAACTTCACCTTTTTTAGCTTTGAATGTAAATGTAAATGTATCAGAATCAGCCAATACACCTTTTGATTTGATGAACTTATTTACAAAGTCATCATCTAATGTTATCTCCGCATCAAATGCAGGTAACGCTTTTAAATCAGGTACTGTAGGAATCACCGATGGTGCTGCCAACATATATTGTACCTTTGTTTTTTTATCAGAGAATTTCAATGCACCAGTAACTTCTTCTACTGTGATTGATTCATCCAATACACTCAATAATCCTTTTAATTGAGATGTAGTGTAAATACCAAACTCACCATTTGGAAATTCACCACCTACTACTGTAACATCACCTAATAAGGTTTTGTCATCAGAAATCATTCTTACCGATAAGTTCTTGTCATCGGATTTTACCATAACGGATTCAATCTCACCACCTAAGTTGTAACGATTAACGAAACCATCAAATTTGCTTTTGTTCATAATTGAAATTTTTAATTTATGTTTTAATTTGTTATACAAATATACGAAAAATACCTGATACTACCAAATATTTTAGAAAGAAAAGAATTGTTCTGCCGTTTTTTGTGAAGAAAGTACTGCACCCCATCCCAAAGCCCCATAGAAGTCCTCCAGTTTCTTTAATAATTCCCTTTCGAAGATTTTATCATAGTCTATATATGTCCTTACCAAGTCCATTATTTCATCAGGATCATCATGTCCTTTAAATCCAACCGCATCCAATCCAAATGGGTTTTGTTTTAGATATACCCATTTAATCTTATCACCATCTCTCATTGGAGCGTGCTTAGATGGGCATTTGAAGTGAACCAATAATTGATTATGTGCAATTGCTGCTTTTACGTGCGCAGGAGTTCCACTATTAAATTGGAACATTGCTCTATTATCTTTTTTCTTTGGAATGTATTTTGATATTTCTTTTACTGCCGAATTCTTAGCTATTGAAGTTACATCCATATTCACCAAGTCCTTTTTGAAATCATATATCTTATCGGTTAATACCATTTCAGTTTCACCTTTAAGAATATCAATTAAAACACCACTCATAAAATTACGGAATTGTGCAGGGTATGATGAACGAACTACGTCCAATCCTTTTACATCTAATCTATCGGTTGGAATACCATTCTCCGCAATAATCCATTGTGCGTATCTTTTCTTTGCAATCCAAATACCACTTCTACTTACGAATTCTTTTTTAATTTGGAATCTATGTTTATCTTTTGGTACATTGAATATTTTTTCAGCAAGAATATTATAAAAGTTATTTAAGAAATCTTGTGTTTCACCAGCAATACCATCCACTAATAAAGCAACTTCACTATCCGGCATTTCTTTCCAATTCTTATGTCTATGGTCTAATAGGGGAACTGCTGAAAAGAATACCGAATCAGTATCAATATAAATGTTATAATCATTTCCTACCGTACCTAACTCTTTATTGTACTTAATGTTAGCCATCTCCGCAGTTGATTTAATTACCGTCTGACCTGTTAGTGTTACCGCCTCAGCGTTATCCACATCATAGAAACGAAACGCAGGTAATCCCAATACTCCATATAAAGAGTTTAATAAGATTTTTTGTACTAACTGTCTTTTCTTATAGAATGCATATTTTTCTTTATCACCAGCTTCACCATATTTTTTCTCTAACTTACGGAACTCAACCCTTTGGTCAAACCATAAATCTAAGATAGCTGGAATACAACCTACTTTATCAGTAGTATATAATACACCATTAGATGATACCGTATACTTACTTTCATCTAATAACTTTCTTAAGTTTTCTTTTGTAATTGTTTTCTCACCAATGAAGAAAGTATCAATCTCACCTTTCATAAACTTTTGTGCATCCCAATTACTAATCTTTGCTACTTTAGTTTCTGGTGAAATATTTGTAGTCATAATGATTGATGGGTATAGTGAAGTTAAATCCAAGTCATATATCCAATCATACTTACCAACGATAGGTGCTTTAACATATGCCCCAATAAACTTCTCTTGCTCATTATCTCTCAATGCTTGCATCATCTCTTGTCTATCAGCAGGTTTGTTAGGAGCTACAATGTTCTTTCTTTTAAGGTAACATAACATCGCACCTTCTAAGAACTTTGATGAATACACAAAATCTTCATAAGGTACATGTCCGGCGTGGCAAATACCTCTACATAAATCTACGAATTGTAATTTACGTTCCATATCAACCACCAATTGTACGTCTACCAAGTTATACTCAATAAACTTTTCAATATCGGTTTTAAATAACTCATCTAAATTGCCTGAATATTCTACCTTACCTCTACCTAATTCTTTCATAGCTACCGTATCCAAACGATAGTTATCCATCTCAACATAAGTGTATGATTTGTATAATCCAATGTAATCCAAATAAGATACACCAGCCATAAAGAATCTCTTACGATATGGTGACCAAAAACATTCTCCAATAGGTGATAATCTATTAGCGTGCTTTACACCCAATATTCGTTTCATACGATTATAAAGGTATGGAGTATCGAAGTAGTCTATGTTCCAGCCAGTTACAATAGATGGATTGATATATTCGTATAGTGAAAGATATTTCATACACATATCCCTCTCATCTCTAAAAGGAATTACCGTACGATTACCATTTTTACTTTCTTTCATCTTACCATCTTTGTCCATAATAAGAACCCAATAATGGTCAGTAGCAGAATCATGTAAACCTATCGCTGTAAGTTCATTCTCTGCTTTTTCAACATCAGGCAAACCCGTATCCATTTCACACTCAATATCGTATGTAAGAATAACATGCCCTTCCGATGGAATATCAGAATCGGTATAAGTATCAACTAATATGCGTGTTGTTTCGGGAACATCAGATTCAAATAAATTTGGGTCATCTTTACTGAATTTAAAAATCTTACTTAATCTATCTCCATACAAAGATGTATATTCACCTCTCTCCGCTTTTTCATATGCGTATCTTGTATATGGAAATGAACGATAACCTAATTTGTCATCCCACAAGTGTACTAAATTCCTCTCTCTTTGATAATATACGTTTTGATACATTTATTTATTTTAATTAACTAATTTATTATCCATTAAGTGTGGCATCTCTACCCAATCAAATTCAAACCCTCTTTTCTTAATCCAAAACTCAACTTCTTTGTTATGTAACGCTTGTACATTCGCATCCCATTCTTTTTTATCCTTTGGAGTTGGATGATGAATTACTACAACTAATTTTGTTTTCTTATTATTCAATTGATGTGCAATTCTAAAATTAGTCATAATTCTATCCATACGAATATGAGATGATGATGTATATTCCGAATGAGTATCGGATGATTTATAACCCTCACATGCCGCAACCAATGTAGGTCTATGTTTAGAACCATTACCATACTCTATAAATATTTGATTACTCAATTGAAATTGCTTTTTCTCAATAGCATCTATAGCGTTTGGAATAATTGTTTTTTTAATTTGAGAATTTGTAAATCCAACTGCTCTTAAGTATTCAAGGTTTTCAGGTGATTCCACAGGAAGTCCCGTAGTATCATACACACCAACTATATATTTAACTGCATCGGATGGTGATGAACTAACCTTACGAATTTCAGGTTCAGGGTTTAATAATCCTCCAATTGCTCTTAGTTCGGTATTTGATAAATCCTTATGTACAGAGTATGGTATTCTAGCAACTTTAACAGTATGAGCTGATTTAGACCTATACACACCTTCAATAGTATTGTTACCGTCTCCAATTAAATCACGACGTTTCCCTTTAATTGTATTTGGTTCTAATCTTTCTTCGTATATTAAGATGGGATTACACATATCAGTATTACCCATTCTATCTTCAATCTTATCAGTAATTGATTTAACCAATTCAGGCAAATATTGAACATCTCTAACTTGCAATCTATCTAATTTATAGATTTTTACTTTATCTTCTTTAATATAATCACCACTACTATCTTTAGAATCAAAATCACCTTTTTGAATTCTATCAACAAACTGCTTAACTAAATCCATTCTTAATGTTTGCTTTATAGCACCACCATTACTTTTATTATACCAATCAATACTTGATTTGGCATCAGCGGTAGTTAATATTGCCGCTTCCTTAAATGACATTTGAGAATGGTCTCCGTATTCTAATACCTCATATTTGAATTTAGATTTACCATTTGTATATGCTTCTTTAAACTCTGGGTTCTTTGATGAGTTGTAATAGAAATCTTCTACCAATCCTTTGTGGATTCCAAGATACTTCTTACCATTATCCAAATTTGTAAATAAATACAAATAAGATTCATAGTGGTCAGGTGGAGTTGGAATATCAACTTCCACTATTGAGGTTTTGTTAATTAATTGTTGTTTGTAATCTTCTAAAATAGCGCTCATAATTTATGTGTTTTAGGGTTTTAAATATTGTAATTGTTTACTATGTAAAGATACGAAAAATACCCGAAACTGCCAAACAATTATCGGGTATTTTTATAACTCATTGATTATCAATTAGTTACCAATCCACTCATATCCACCTTTGGTGAATTTTATCTCCGGCATTTCCCTTAAAGCGTTCCTATAACCAGACCACTTAACTCTAACACCCCATCCCATATACTCAAGTATATCAAATTTATTGGTAACTTTTTTATCTCTAATAAAATCTTTAATCTTTAATAGTGATTCAGTCTCCTGCATTGTCTTTAATTCAAATACACTATCCCATCCATTAAACCATTTAGCTATTCTTTCATTCCAAACCATATTCTTAGCTATTTCAGTTGTATCGTATTCAATTGGATTATCTAACATCTCATTGAATCTTTTAATGAAATCTGCTCTACCATCATAAAGATAAGGATATGGAGTTGATGCTACACTAACCATTTCAGGATAACATAAATCATTCGGAAGTAAATAAGGACATCCAACAGAGAAACCATCAGTAGTTGAAATACTCCAAGCTGAATATGTTTGGAAAGTACCTACACCAAATTTCATTTTAGAAAGGAAGTTCATATATTCATCTCTACCTGTCAACTTAACTCTCTCATTCCAAGGTCTATCTATTTGTGCTAACGTTGTATATACTTTGAAATCTTGTCTTGTCTCCCAAATCTCATCAACACATTTAACAAACCATTCCCATCCCGTATATCCAGCGTCACGATGATTGAATACTACAGTCTTATCAGTATAATCGGATACGTTACGTGGATTAACTCTATCTACACCTAAATAATGCGGTTGAATAATCTTTTCTAATTTATCCAATACATCCTGATTATAATGTTTAGCTGCATGTTTGATTGTTAATCGTTTCAACCACTCACTATTTACTCCACACTCATCCATTTGTAATAAACCAGCTACACTACTATCTAACATATTTTTAGCGTATGGTGCATTTTCAGGAACTTCAAACCAATGTGAATAACCTACAATCTTTGGCATAATGTTTGTGTTATTAAATACACAATTTGCTATTTGATTCGTATGTTCCGGTAAGTGAGTATAGATAATATCCCAATCGTTACGTTTCCAATCAATGTACTTCATAAATTGAATTGAATCAAAGTGAGTACGCATCTGATTGATGTATGTTGGTA